GGGTGGTTTTTTAATACTGAAGCTAATATAGAGAAAGACACTACACTAACTGCATATCAGCAGAGAAAGTGCCTTAAAGAGCTTAAAAAGCATCAACTGATAGAAGTTAAGCGCAAAGGCATTCCTGCTAAACAATACTTCAAAATAAATGAACAACAAGTTATGCAGTTACTAAACAACTTGTCAGCTACAAACTTAACAACTATTAATAAGAATAAAGAAATAAGAATAATAAATAAATACTTTAATAAGCCCACTATTTTGGAAGTTGAAAATTATTGTATATTACGCAAGAATAATGTAGACGCTGAAGCCTTTATAGCTTTTTATGAATCTAAGGGATGGATGATAGGGAAAAATAAAATGAAGGATTGGAAACAAGCCATTATCACTTGGGAGAAAAGACAGTATAAAAAACCAACAATGTCAAAAATAGATTCACAAATTAATGAATATTTAAAAGGAAAAGAATACTTATGAAGCCATTAAAACAAGAGAACTTAAAAGAACTTACAGAAAAAGTTTATGATTTACTAAATACAACTAAAGTAGAAATAGGTCATAATACAGATGGAAAGACATTAGCTAGTCTTAGTAAGATATTTGCTAAAGACTTAATAAGGGAAAAGCGTTTTGGAAATATGAGCTTTAATCAAGTAGCAGATGCTTTCCACTATGGAGTGAGATTTGGCAAAGACGAGCCATTTTTAAATATCCGAACTTTTTACAGATGGACTTATAAAATGAAAGAAATGTGCGATAATGCTTATTATGAAGTCCACACATTAAACAAGCCAAAAGGAAATACCCTTTGGTATCAAGAACCCTTAAAACAAATAAGATGAAAGGAGAAACAGAATACACTTGTTGCGGTGATGAAATTACCCAAGAAGTAAAAGAAATAGGGCGCTGCCCTAATTGCTCAGAAAATATATAAAATGAAGATACTAATAATAGTATGGCTAACAACAATATTAGTCTGTATTTTAGAAGCTATATTCTATACTAAATGGGAAGATGAATTTTAAAACTATAATATGAAAACAAAAGAAAAAGTAAAGTATTGGCTAAAGATGTACCCTGATTTAAGAGATAATGACAATAGACTTTGCTCTAATATATGGGCAGAAGAACTTACTCATATGGAAGGAATAACTCAAGCAACACCAATTGTAGAGTTTTTAATGTTATATTCTAAGAATAAATTTACTTCAGCTCCAAGCATTAAAAGGGCAAGGGCAAAGCTACAAGAAGAAGAACCAAAATACAGAGGAAAAAAATACTACTTAAGAAAAGGAACTTATCAGGATAAATGGCGTAAAGACTTAGGATATGAAAACAATTAGTAAACTAAAAAAAGAACTAGACACTATCTTTAGTCTTTACATAAGGCTTAGAGAATCAGAAGAAGGGTTAGTACAGTGTTTCACGTGCAACAAGGTCAGTCATTACAAATCAGGAATGCAGAATGGACACTTTCAAAGCCGTAAACACTTAACTACAAGATGGGATGAAGAAAATTGTCAAGTACAATGCGTGGGTTGTAATATGTTCAAAGCAGGAGAACAATATAAATTTGCCATTAACTTAGATGCAAAGTATGGAGAGGGAAAAGCTGAAGAATTACAATTTTTATCTAAAACAATTATGAAAGTTAGCCGTATAGATTATGAAGAAAAAATCAGTTATTACAAAGACCTTGTTGAAAAGTTAAAAAAAGAAAAAGGAATTGAGTAAACTTTTATTTTAAGTTTGCGTATGACAAAGCCAATCTACGCAAGCGAGGAACACAGAAATATAATTGAAGCCTATCTTATTATGTGTCAAGAGTTTGCAAAAGAGGTAAGTTCAAAAAGTAGATACAATAATTATCTTGATGTGCTAGAAACAATAATTCAATATCATAATGCCTATGGCTCTGGGAGATCTGAAAATAATTGGTACGATTGGCTAGTCATTATTCCTATTAATACATCAGTAGCAACAAATGGGTTTTTTGCAGGACTTGAAACAAATAAAAACAGAGCTGTAATACGAGCTTACAAGACAGTATTAAATGAATTAGTAATTGATACAGTAGATAAGATAGACAACTTAGAAGAACCAAGTGAATAAAGTTTATATTGAAATATCAAAGCTAAGTGAGAAATTTAGGACTATGTGTTATGGTATTACTAAAGATAAGGAACAAGTAGATGACGCGGTGCAGGAATGTATGCTTTATTTTTTACAAATGAACCCCGAACAACTAAAAAAAATATATGACAAAGATGGCTTAGATGGAATTACTCGCTATGGTGCAGTAGTTCTAAGACGGGCTTTAACAAGTACAAGAAGTCCTTTTTATTATCAGTACAAGAAATACTATACTCATATTGATAGCTTTACAAGCAACGTAACTTATGACGTAATAGAAACTGGGGAAGTAATACCTACTAAGAACCTTTACAATATAGCAGAAGAACCTGCTGTTAAGAATTTAAAGTTTGAAAAGCTAGATAGTATCGACTTAGTTCTGAACGATTTATATTGGTATGACCGCAAGGTTTTTGAGCTTTACTACTCAGGAGAGACATTAGACTCTTTAGCAAAGAAAACAGGAATAAGTCGTAACAGCTTATTCACTACAATAGACAAAGTAAGAACAATACTTAAAAGAGAATTGACAGATGAATAAATTTTTTGTACCTGATGAAGTCTATAATGATAGAATAGCTATCTGTAAGGAATGTATTTATTATTCAAAGACGTTAGGTCAATGTAAACGGTGTTTATGTTTCGTAAAGTTGAAAGCAAGACTTGCTCCTATGGCTTGTCCACAAAAATTTTGGGATAAGACTACTGAGATGGAAGCTCCTGATGACTTGCCACAAGAAATGATAGATGAAATACTTGACTTATGGAAAGACTTAAAAACAGGAAGGGCAAAGGATCAAGCAGCTAAAAAACGAATGATTGAGATTTACAATACAATCTATAATTCAAATTATGGAACAGGAACTAATTGTGGTTCTTGTATATCAACTTGCTTTGATGGAATTAAAAAACTATATAATAAATACAATGACTAAAGTAAAAATGTACTGCCCGAAAACAATGGGAACTTTTAAAATGATGTTCGGTTTTGCACAGCCATTAAACTATACAAAACATTTTAAACCTAAATTAAAAAAACAAAACAATGACAAGAAACTATAAAACAATTAAGTGGGTTTTAAAGCAACAAATTGAAAATGCTACTAAAACTCTTTGGACTTGGAGAAAAGGAAAGAAAGAAAACTTTACTTGTATATATAAAAATTACAATGATGACCTACCGATCTATACTCCTACTCAATTATTAAATGAAATAGAAGATGCCAATACCAATTAACTACAGAAATACTATGGAAAAAACAGATGATACAATCCCTGAATACTATAAAGGGAAGAACGGATATATGGCAAAAGATGTCATATCTAATTTTGAACTAAGTTATAATGTCGGAACAGCTGTCACTTACCTACTAAGAGCAAATAGAAAACACGACACTCCAATAGATGATATTAGAAAGGCTATACATCATTTGCACTTTGAGTTAGATGTACTGACTTCAAAGACTAGGACAGGAGCTTTATCACCAACAGGAGTAAGGAAGTAATAGTGAGTGGCTGTTGGGAGAAATAACCTAATATTAATTAAGCGTTTATATTTTTTTTACTACATCCCAACAACTACAAACTAACTATATGCAAATAAATATAATACAGGCGAAACACCCCTTAAAGGATGTAAATGCATATAATATGTCTTGTTTATTCACGACTTTAAAAGACAAAATAGAATGAAGATAACAATACCAATAGACATAATGGGTCGTTTAATTCCAACGAATTACACTAATTCCCCAAGAAAGAAGAAGAAGAAATTAAGGAAGGAAGCTGAAAAAGAAATTGAGAAAATAATATCAGATAGAATTAAAAAATTAACAGAGTAAAGTCCCTCTCACTAATTATAGGCGAAATAGAATTATGAAAACAATTACATTAAATTTTAAAAATTGGAACAACGGAGCGTCAGGAGGTAGGCTAAGAAGAATCTATAAACGAATTTATATTAAGGGTTATATTTGGACTCCATTGGTTATAGTAACGTGGAGAATATTAGATAAAGAAACTAAAGAGAAAATATTTATTAATGAATTAAAAGAATTTATACAATGGTACTCTGATAAGAAAGACTGGTATGAAGGTTTAAATGCAGATAGTGGTATTATAATTACTGACTATCAAGAATTTAAACTAACAGAGTAAAAACCTTCTCACTAAATAAATAAAGATATGAATTTAACAGGAAAATGTAAAGTAGATTTTTGGAGATATTTGGCTAATGTTTTGAAGGTTAAATTTTCAGACAGACTAAAGTTTTTAAATGAAATAGATAATATAGATAGTTTTATAACTCCATCAATGCAATACGGAGTGTATGTAGACTTCTTTGATAGTGTGGATATTTATGTAACCGAAATACCAAATTGGGGAAATGGAGTTAAAAGTTTTAGAATAGGATTCCATATACTAAAGGGATGCGTAATAAATTCTTTGTTTTTAAGACCATCAGATGATTCTCCATTATTCAACGAATATGAATCCAGAACGCACGCAAGAATTGGAGCAATAGAAAAAGCAAACGAAATATATAATTTAAATAACAAAGAGAAAAGCCCTGCTCACTAATATAGGCGAATAGATTATGAAAATGAAAATAGAATACTTAGCGCCTTATTTGCCTTATGATTTGCAATGGAAAAGGTGTAATAAAGATAATCCTAAATCTGAATTGGTTTATAAAGTAGAAACTATGGTAGGACGTCATTTAGATGATAATTATTGCGATTACTCTACATACGAACCAATACTAAGACCTTTATCTGATTTATCAAAGCAATTAAAAGGGTTTGATGGCAATATGTTGGCTTGGAGTTTTTATAATTCGGAAAAAGATTGTTACCAAGCAATAATTAATGAAGAAATATCATTAGCTTTTTATAAATTATTATTACAATACCACTTTGATGTATTCGGATTAATACCAAAAGGATTAGCAATTGATATGAATAAGATTAACAAAGAGTAAAG